CCTAAAACTGGTCAAAAAGTAGCTGATGGATTCTTTTTAACTAAAACTGCGATGCTAAGTGGTGAAGTATTACCATTTAGTGAAAAAATTCAGCAATTAGGTCAATTTGTTTCTGGCGCGCTTCCAAGTCTATTCGGTGGAGCATTAGAAGGTACAAAAACAGCGGCAGAATATAGTATGTCGCGCGCGCAAGCACTACAAAGATTACAAAATCAGTGGAAAATGCTGTTAGTTTGGTGGAAGAATGTATTTGGTAAGGTAATTCCATCTTATATGAAAGAAGTTGTTGAGGATGAGAAGTATGTAGAGCGCGATAAGATGGGTAATTTTATCAATGTATTTATTAAAAAAGCGGAATTAGATGGAAAAATTGGTAATATTGAGTTAGAAGCGAATGAAAATTTGCCGATGACGTGGCAACAGAAGAATCAAATTATTATGCAATTTCTACAAGCTGCAAATCCAATGATTATGCAAGCTTTAACAAGTCCAGAAAATATTAACATGCTGAAAGATGCAATTGGACTTGAGGAATTTGTGATTCCGGGTGAAGATGATAGGCAAAAACAATATGAAGAAATTCAATTATTACTAAATAGCGAACCTATCATAAATGAAATGGAACAACCAATGCCTAGTATTATGCCAGATCCTGATATTGATAATCATCAGGTTCAGGCAGAGCTATGCAGAAATTGGTTAATTGGTGATGCAGGTAGATTAGCTAAGATTGAGAATCCAGCAGGTTATCAGAATATACTATTACATTTAAAGATGCATCTGGCAATGATGGCGCCTCCACCAATGCCACAACAGTCGGGAAATCCACAGAATGACAAAATGGCCGCGCCACCAGTGAAAGGACCAACAAATGTCCCTGCCTAATGATACAAACACAGAAGTTGCGGAATTAGATACTCTGACTGAATTATTAAAAGATGAAGAAGAGGCTACGCCTGAAGAAGAAATAACAGAGGAAGAACCTGAAGATAAGGAAGAAAAAGAAGAAGATAAAGAAGAAGCCGAAGGCGAAGAAAAAGAAGAAAAAGAAATTAAGATAGTTGGAGAAGAAGATGAAGAACTAGTAGAATTAAAAGTTCCTGTAAGCAAAAAGAAAATATTAGCAAAGTATCCAAATTTATTTAAGGATTTTCCTTATTTAGAAACTGCTTACTATGCAGACCAAAGTTATAAGGAAATTTTTCCAACATTAGAAGATGCTAAGGAAGCTCAAGAGCGCGCGGGAATATTATCAAATTTTGAATCTAACTTATTATCAGGTGATAGCACCAAATTATTGCAATCTGTAAGAGAAGCAGACCCCAATGCGTTTAATAAGATTGTTGATAACTACTTGCCAACGCTGGCTAAAGTTGATCAAAATGCTTTTAATCACGTTGTGGGAAATGTAGTTAAGAATACTATTGTTGCTATGGCTCAGGAAGCCAGAAATAGCAATAATGAAGATTTAAATAAGGCTGCAATTTTATTAAATCAATTTGTATTTGGAACTAGTAACTTTAAACCGCCAACTAATTTAGCTAAAACAGAAGTTGATGGAGAAAAGTCAGAAGTAAATAAAGAAAGACAGCAATTTTATGCGGAGCGATTTAATATCGCGCGCGATGATTTATCAGGAAAACTACAGAATACTTTGCGCGCGACAATTGATTTGAACATCGATCCTAAGAATGCAATGCCACAGTATATTAAAAAGCATGCAACTAGTGATACGATGGACTTATTAGATAAAGCTATTAAGGGTGATAAACAGTTTTATGTAATGTATGATAAGCTATGGGAACAGGCTCTTAAACAGAATTTTTCAAGGGAGTCTGTTAACATGATTAGATCAGCTTATTTAGCTAAAGCGAAAACAGTTTTACCACAAATTATTGGAAAAGTTAGAAATGATGCTCTGCGCGGGCTATCAAAGCGCGCACAATCTACTGAAAAACAAGAGACAAACAAAAAAGGACCACTTCCAGTTGGTGAATCTAGAAAATCAACTGGTAAACTAGAAATTCCTAAAGGAATGAAAACTTTAGATTATTTGATGAAGGATTGATAAATGGCATTAACAGAAGCACAAATTCAGGCTTTAGAGCTTGAACATGTTATTCCCAAGATAAGAGTATTATTTGAAAGGGATGACAAATTCTTTTCTACAATTCAGAAGCGTGATGTAGAAAAAATTAGCAACAGACAGATGCGCGTTCCATTAGAAATCAGACCTGGTGGTAGATTCCAGTATTTTGATCCTAATGGTGGTGATTTAGGGCGCGGTTCTGCACAGCAATTTGATAAGGCTGTATTAACTTCGGTATTCGTGAGTGAGAATATTGAATATACGAAGTTAGTTCAGTGGGCAACTGATGATGATAGAAAAGCCATTGCGAATGGCGTGCGCAGAATTACTGCAACTGCATTAGATGAACTAAGGCGTCAATTAGATGCACAGATGATGCAGCCTGGAAATGGTGTAGTTGGAACTATTTCTGGTGTAACAACTTCTGCTGGAGTTGATACATATGCATTAGGAACTGATGGATTTGGCGCGCGGTTAGTTCGTTATGACCAGGTTGTACAGGTATTTGATAGCACCCTAGCAACAAATCGTGGTAAAGGTGTTATTACAAAGTGGGATGTTGAAAACAAGACAATTGATGTAACTCCTGCTATCACGGGCGCACAGACTGGTGATTTGTTAGTTACTGATGGTATTAGCGCACCAACTAGTCTACCTGGTATTTTTGGTGTTCCATATCATCATTCTAATGCTGCTACTGGTACTTGGTTAGGATTTTCGCGCGCGGCTAATCCAGAAATTCGTGCTAATCGCGTTAATGGTAATTCGGCTGCTTTAACATTACCATTGCCGCGTTTAGCAATTAACAAAATTGGCAACAGAGTTGGAATTGATAATAATTTCAATCCTGAAGCATGGATGCATCCTGCACAGAAACAGGCTTATGAAGAAATTGGACAGTTAGTTTCAATTATTCATAAGATGCCAAAAGAAGAATCATTGGATATGTACTTTGATTCTATGCAGATGGCAGGTGCACCAGTTAAAGTTAGTTATAACTGGGATAAAACGCGCATCGATTTCATTGTGAAGGATGTGTGGGGCCGCGGTGAAATTCTACCTATTGGTTTCTATACAACTGATGGTAGAAAAATCTTTGAAATTCGCGGGCCCTCTGGTGGTGTTGCTACTGCTGATATTTTCTACATGGTAGTTGGAACTCAGTTCTTTGTGAATAATCCAGCTGCATGTGCATATATTGACAGTTTAGCAGTTCCTTCAGGTTATTAATTAGAATCATTCAGGTGGAGGAGGAAAAGAATGATTCCAGGAATCACAACGAAAATTAGTGAAGGTGTAATTGCATCTACAACTACCATTTTTCCTAAATCTGATTTAATCTTTGTAAGTGGAACTACATCAGTAGCAACAATAGTTCCACCTTATGCAGGTTTTAGCGGAATTTTGATAGTAGTAGCTACTGATGTTGCTGGATTTGCTACCACGACCGCAGGTAACATTTCAGCAGTAGTTAGTGTTACTACTGGCAAAGCTACTATATTTGTTTATAGTAAAGAAAAGAATAAATGGTATCCGGGTGCTATTTCTTAGGAAGGAAGATTAAATGAGTACATTAGCAGATATTGATTTTAATCAATTATCTACAGTTCAGAGTGATAAGCAGCCGACGCCTAAAACAATTGCATCGGCTACTACAGTTGCTCCTACTACGTTTCTCACATTTATTACAGGAACAACTGCAATTACGACTATTACGCCACCTGTGCCCGGTCAGCATATGTTGGCGTTTATTTTCACAACTACCACACCGGGCGCGGTTCAGACTACTGGAAATGTGTTAGTGGGAAGTACCACTATTGCACAGAATAGTCCAGTTTTGTTCTTCTACGATCCAATTCAGGCGAAGTATTACATTAAGTAAGTTGTAATATGATAACGCATCCAGTTCAAATTAACAGAGCACAACAAATTAATGGCTGGATGCGTTATCCGGAGTTAGAATGGTTAGCTCAGAATGCGCGCGATAAGAAAGTAATAATTGAAGTAGGAAGTTATTTGGGAAGAAGTACGCGCGCGCTTTGCGATAACACTGATGGTAAAGTTTATTCTGTTGATCCTTATCTTGGTTATATGATTCGAGATGATGGATCAATTGATTACGCAACTGATTTAAAGCAAATGGATAAACTTTACGAAAATTTAGATGATCACATAAAAGCTAATAAATTTACTCATTATAGAACAAGTTTAAGAGGATTTCCAAAAAATATTAAAGCAGATTTAATTTTTATTGATGGTGATCATAGATATAACTTTGTAAAGGAAGATATAGTAGTTGCAAAACAAATAATTGAGAAAGGTGGTATTATATCTGGACATGATTACTATGGTAACACATTATTTCCGGGTGTTAAACAAGCAGTAGATGAA